CGGCATGGCGGGCCGCGCGCGCCCCCGCGTCCTCCGCCGCGCGCGCAAGCTCGAACCGTCTAAGCCACATGAGCCCATCGCGGATTTTCCCGATGACCCAATCGATATAGCCGGCAACGTCCTCCAGGGCGCTTTTCGCAAAGTCTGCTACATCGTCAAATACACTGCCGAACACATCAGAGATCGCCGGAACTGCAGAGGATACGCCGCTGATCAGTCCATCAATGAACGAAAGCACCGCGTCGCAAACGTCCTGCGCAGCAGATTTGATCCATGCCCACGCCTCGGCAAACGAATCCGTGATAATCCCCGCAGCTTCGATCCAAAACCGCTCGAACTCAAGCGCGACCTCTAGGACGGTGTCGATCGCTTCTTGAATGACCGTCGCCACCTTGATAAAGCAATCGCCGACGAACGACACAGCCTTTGCCACGCCGCGCAGTACGGGCGCAACCGCGCGAATCGCGTCCATTGACACTTTTGCGGCGGACACCGACCAACGAGCGAGCGATCCGAGCAGCGGTTTGAACTCCATGAAGATCCCTTTGAGCTCCGCTAGCGCCGCCTTTCGTTTCTCTAGGAGGTCGGCGGGCAGAATCCCGTCGAATATATTCTTACCGCCCTGTACGTTGGCAAGCATCTGATCTGTGATATTTTTAATCTCAAGGAGCGCGTCTTTCGCTTCGGCAAAGAGCCCCATGCCGACACCGCCGAATGCCTGTCCGAGATTGTCCTTGATGTTCGAGAGGACGCCCTCAAAGGTCTGCGACTGCTTTTCCATCATCTGTGGGAAACGCTCGTTCATGCCGTCGATAAGGGCTTGAATCGCAATATTGGCATCAATCCCCTGCGCGCCGATTTCCGCGAGTTGGTCTTTCGTGAGACCTAGATTCTTCGCAAGTATCTCCTTGACGGGAACGCCTGCCTGCGCAAGCTGCATGACATCCTGCCCCATGAGCTTGCCCGTCGTGCGAATCTGCCCAAAGACAAAGGCGAGCTGATTAAAGCCCTCCTGCCCCTTGCCAAGCCCCGAGGCGGCGTTGCCGAGCGCGGTCAGCGTCGGGATGACCTCTTTGACGTCGTACCCAAATGCGAGGAGCTGCTGCGCTGCCGTACGGACGCCCGGCATTTCAAACGGCGTCTCAGCCGCGAACTTTTGAAGGTCTGCGAGCAGCGTATTTGCCGCGTTTGCAGAGCCGAGCATGGACGTGAACGCCGTGCGCGTCTGCTCGAGTTCGGCATTGTAATCGATGAACGCGGATTTGGCGGCGGAAATGATCGCCGTCACACTGACAAGCGCCGTAGCCGCCGCCATCGCCTTTGCCCCGAGCATATTGAGCCCCGAGGAAAGCGCACTTGTCCTGCCCTTTGCCGCTGTGCTTGCAGCGCCGAGTTCCCGGACTTCCTTCTTGATGCGGCGCAGGTTCGCCTCCGCCGCCTGCGTCCCTGCCGTCACAGTGATATGCTTGTCCTTGATTGCGGAAAATGCGCCCTTCACGCGCGCGACAACCTGAGACGCATAGTCCTTCGCCCGTATCGCAACCGAGATTTCCTTACTTGCCATGTTTCGCGTTCACCTCCTCCAATAAAACGCCCTCAAGGGCTTGTATTTTATGCAGCATCGCGGCGTCAAGGTCAATGCCGAGGATCGCCGCCACCTGCATCATCGCGGGATAGTCCAGCCCGACAATGCCCGAAAAAGACGTGCGCATCTGTGTCTGCACATGCCGCCACAGATACCAAGCCTCATTGTTTTCGTCCATCAGCGCGGGACGCTCGTGCGCGCATCCGCCGCATGGCGGCTCCTGTCCGTCCCGCATGTGCAGGGCGCGGCAGGTATCGCAGTATTCACGGCTCGGCGAGAGCTCCCATCGATAGACGTCTATTAGTTTTTTGTCGTTTTCTCCCTGCCATACGTCATGGCGTAGGTATCCGCCGCGAGACGGAACGCCTCGCTGTACGGCATATCATCCGTAACAGCGTCGCCGTAGACGTGCTCGAGAATCCAGTCCACCGTTCCGAAAAAGACGGTGTTCTCGTCCTCCCCCTTTGCGAAGGCAGGATCGAGCCCCGCCTTGCGCAGCGCGCGCATCTCCTTGACCGTGAGCGCGCGAATCGGTACGATGTACTCCTTTTTCTCCTTGTCTGCCATTGTGTTATTCCTCCTTAATAGCTTTCCTGCTGATTCTTGAGCGTTACCTTGACGATGCTCGACGCATCCGCCGAGAATGCACGCCATTTGACGTCGACGACGACGCCCGAGGGGCCGCTGATCTGCGCGTCGAACGGCTCGAACTGCACGGACGGCATGAGGAAGACGAGCTGCGTATTCTCGTCGAGCTTAAAGCCGATCTCCATGGAGACAGGCGCGCCTGTGTCGGCTTTGTCCATCCACTCGGTCGAGGTGAACAGAGCTTTGAGCGATCCCGACACCTTCATCAGCCCTTCGGGGATGTCGCCGCGCACACCACCGCCGCCGACAACGTACTGGTCGCCGTCGAGGTTCGCATTGACCTCAAGCGATCCCTCTTTGACGATGCGGCTTTCCGCGCCGTCAATCTTGACGTAGGCGTGATTCTGCGCGATACGCAGCATCTTTGCCGCTTTGGCCGCCGTGTCGTATGCCGTGCCGTCCTGCTCGCGGGAGGCGCCCATGACGTTATACTTAAACGTCATTTCGCTGTCCTGCCCGTATTCGACGGAGAAGGTATTGATCTTCACGCCGAGATAACGGACGTATTTACTGAGGTCGGGGAACGCCTTTTCGACAATAAGCGACGGCTGATCGTCCCCGACCGTAAAGACGTGCGTCTTGTTCGGCGCCGTTCCCGTGGTTTTGGGATTGCCGAAGAGCGCCTTGAGCATGTACCCAGACGCGATATAATCGGCGGGCATAGTAATGTCGCCGTCCACGCTGACGCGCCCGAGCGCGGGCTGTGTGTCGTTGCGCGTGTTCGTGATGGTATCCGATTCGATGAGTGTCTGTTTCTTGCTGAGTTCGTTCGCGTTCATCGGCAGGACGATCCCCTTCTTCGTCGCGGGGATCTGCCCGAATGCCGTTTCAAAGTCAACGACCATCGCGGACTTATATCCGCGGGCCTGTTGTGTATTTGCCATTGCTGCCTCCTAATCTGTCAATCTGCAAAGGATGATCTCAACGCTGAACCTACTGCCGACACAGGGGCGCATGCTGTCCCCATCTCCCGCGGTCTCTGTGATGCACAGCCTCAATAGCTGCACGTCATGATCCATCCACGTTATTTCCCGCGCGAATTTCTGTAGCGCCTCTTCAATTCCGCTCTCGAGGCGGGCAATCGCCGCGTACCCGTCGGCGGGGTTCTTGCTATCGGACCGCACCCACGCGTCAATGGTGCAGAGGACGCTAAGGGAAGGGATCATGTCGGTATCCTCGGGGCGCTCGCGGTCGCGCTGCAAATAAATAAGGCCTTTCCCCTCGGGGTTCGGCCTCACATCTGTCGGCGCATATCCGCCGATAATGACCTCATCGGCTATATCGGCGGCCTTGAGGGCATCCCGCAGCCGCTCTAGGGTCTTGAGCCATAGCACAATCTCACCCCCTATAGATCGCCACGGAGCCATAGCCGCCGCGGTCCTTCTCGCTTGTCAAATTCTCTGCCGATAGGGATAGTTCGAGCTTTCGCATTTCGTCCCTGTAGAACGAAAATTTCGATGCGTAGCTGTCCTTTCCCTCGCCGCCCCATGTAGCAGGAGGAGCGCCAAAGCTCCGGCGCTTGCATATCTCGCGGAATACATGTGCCGTTAAAAAACACTTAACGTAATAGGTCGGTTTGATATCCTCTTTGAGAACGCCGACACGCCGCGCCGTATGCGCAAGATATTCCTCCGCCTCCTCGATGAGCACGTCGGTCACAGCCGAGCCGAGGAGCTCGTCCTTATCCACAAGATCAGCCACCTGTAAGAGCATGTTCCACCTCCTTGTTTGCCCGATCGACATATCGCTCGAATATCCGCATAATCTTCTCCTCGTTCTTTCTGAGCGCGTCATAGATGAACGGGTCAGCCTTCCACCCCGGATGATGCACGCGCTTTGCAAAAATAAACGCGTTTCCCCTCACCCAACGGAGCGCCTTTTTGTTCCGCAGCTTAATGACATGCGGGCGCGCTCCATCATGGACATAGGCACCATAGGGCGCGATGGTCTCATTGAGGAATACGCGCCCCGCCATGCCGTCATATGTATAGGATGTGTCGACAGCATCTTCAAGACGCCCCCACCGCGTTTTATAACGGTGTTCGTCCTTCGCCTTCTCGGCGACCTCAATCGTGCTTGCCTTGACCGCAAGCCGAAGGTTTTCGTGGAAAATGTCGGCGCTATCCATTGCCGTCAGCGGCCTTCTCGCCGCTCTTCTTCTTCTGCTCCTTTTGCACATCGCCCTCAATGGGCGCAGGGATGAACCCCTGCGCCATGAGAGCGTTCGCCTGCTGTTCGTCGTCCGTGTACTGGACTTCGTTCATCCGAACAAATCTCTGCATGATAATCCTCCTTATGCGCCCGTGTTGACCCACACGCCCGCAAGGCGGTTGTTCGGAATCCACAGGTCGTGGAACTTGCGGTAATCGAGCTTCCATGCGTCCGCCTTTTGGTTGACGCTCGGCTCGAAGATGCGGGTCTTGTCTGTCTTAGAGACGGCGATCGGCGCACGGCGCGCCATGATGATCCAGTTGATGGGCTTTGCGGCGGTGTCAGCCTTAAAGCCGCCCGCCTCCTGCCCTGCCGTCGTACCGTCGTTGAACACGTACGCGGTTTTCATGCGCGCGGAGGGGACGGAGAGGATCGGCACGTCGTTGTACGTCCGCACCTTCGTATCGATCACGCCCGCCTTGAACTGCGCGACGTCGATGTAACGCTGCACATTCTTCACGTTGTTAAGGATCGTGCGCACGGGCGTCGCCATGATGATGACGAGCGGCTCGCCGTCGCCTACGATGTCCTGAATCTTCGTGAGTTCCGTGTCGAGCTGCTCAAGAATGTTGTCCTTGTCGGGCGTAAATGCCGCCGTCTCGTGCGTCGCCCCCTTTGCGAGCGCGGCGATCTTCGAGTAGCGGTAGGCATCCACCTCGGGGACGACTTGGAGCCGCTGAAACTCGCCCATGACGTTCCCCGCCGCCGCGATGAAGTTGCTCTCATCCACATCCATTGCGTCGAGATGGAACGTGCGCCCTCTGTCCTGCGTGAGCTTGTAGTCGCGGTAGGACAGCGTGACTGCGCCCCGGTTAAACCCGTTGTCGCGGTCATAGCGCGCAAGTCCCGTTGTCGAGATTTCGGGCATGCGTGCGGTGTCGCCGCCCGTGTACTTCACGCTGCCCGCGTTCGTCTCCATCCACCCCGACGTCGCCCCGA